AAGAACGCAGAGAAACTCGTGCCAATCGAAGAGGACATGAAGCCTATCGACCCCGTGCAAGAGAACCAGAACGCACTCAAGGGCACACCGCTCAAAGCGTTCTTGCATCAGGATCACGCCTCACACATCCAAGTGCACATGATGCTGTTGCAAGACCCGATGATCCAGCAGTTCATTGGCCAGAACCCACAGGCTCCCAAGATCATGGGTGCAATCACAGCCCACATTGCAGAGCACGTTGGCTACCAAATGCGTCAAAAGATCGAGCAGCAGTTGGGCATGCCCCTGCCTCCCGAAGACGAGAAGTTGCCACCGCAGATCGAGATTGCCTTGTCGGGCATGATGGCTCAGGCCGCACAGCAGGTGCTCATGCAAGACCAAGCCAAGGCTGCTCAGATGCAGGCACAGCAACAGATGCAAGACCCGATTGTTCAGATTCAACAGATGGAACTCCAACTCAAACAACAAGAGTTGGAACTGAAGAAGCAGAAGATCATGATGGATGCTGCGGCCAAAGCAGACGAACAGGCTCTGAAAGAGCAAGAAGTCAGCGGCAAGCTGGAACTCGACGCCTTACGTGTAGGCGCACAAATCAAAGAGTCCCAAGCTAAACAGCAGTATGAGCAAGAACGTGCCGGTGTCCAGATGGGCGCTGACATCGCAAAGAGTAAAGCCCAGATGGATTTACAAGCGCGTACTGCTGCGCTTTCTCATAGCAGCAACCAAAACAAACCACGTACATGATTCAAGACTTCGCACACGTATTGCGCGACAAAATACGTACCGACATGAATAACTACGCCGACGACCTCGCCGGCGGAGCGTGTCGCAACTTTGAGGAATACCAAAAACTCTGCGGGATTATTTCGGGTCTAGCCCTTGCAGAGCGTTATCTACTTGACCTGCTTGAGAAAGTTGAGAAAGCAAATGATGGAATCTGAATCAGGTTTGATCCTGCCTCCCGGCATTAGTTTGCCAGCCCACATCCAGCCAGTGGAAACACCGGAAGAGGATGCTGATGATGAAACGAAAGCAGGTGCACTGCCCACCCCCACAGGTTGGAAATTGCTCTGCGTAGTCCCTGAAGTCGAACAAAAGATTGCAGGAACAACACTGGATCTCGTGAGAGATACAGCCACTATGCGCCAAGAAGAACACGCCACCACGGTGCTGTTTGTATTGCGTGTAGGCCCCGATGCGTACAAAGACACCGCCAAGTTTCCTAACGGAGCATGGTGTAAAGAGGGCGACTTCGTGTTAGTACGTACTTACTCCGGCACAAGATTCAAGATCTTTGGCAAGGAGTTCCGTCTCATCAACGATGACCAAGTTGATGCTGTTGTGCTAGACCCTCGCGGCTTGACCCGCGCTTGAAAGGAAGAGAATGGCTGAACAATACAAGTTCCCCGACGAAATCGAAGATAAGAAGACCAATGAGGTTGACTTTGAAATCGAGGGCGAAGGCGAAGTAGAAATTGAAATTGAGGACGACACACCTATCCAAGACAGGGGCCGCAAGCCTTTGGACAAGGAAGTAGCTGACCCAACAGAGGACGAGATTGAGTCTTACTCAGATAAAGTCAAAAACCGTATCAAAGAGTTGACCCACGCTCGTCATGATGAGCGCCGTGTCAAAGAGGCTACGATACGTGAGAAGCAAGAGCTGGAGCGTCTAGCACAGCAGTTGATTGAGGAAAACAAACGCCTCAAGGTAAATGTCCATACAGGACAAGAAGCCATCATCCACGGCGCTAAAGAAAAAGCCGAGAATGAGTTGGCTGTGGCACGCCACAGACTGCGCATGGCACAAGAGTCATACGACACAGAAGCGATCATTCAAGCGCAAGAAGCTTTGATGGACGCCAAGGTTCGTGTTGAACAAACAAAGAATTTTCGTCCTACCCCTTTACAGGAAGAAAGTTTTGAGGTACAAACTCCACAAACCCAACCTGCGAAGGTTGAGCCCGACGAAAAGACTCTGCGCTGGCAGGCAAAAAACCAGTGGTTCGGACAACAAGGGTTTGAGGAATACACCAGCTACGCACTAGGGCTGCATCAAAAACTAGTCTCAAACGGAGTGGATCCCCGCTCTGCTGAATACTTCGAGCAAATTGATGCTCGCATGAAGTCAACGTTTCCTGATCTGTTTGGTCGGAGCGAAGACAAGCCAAGGTCTGGTGAGGTTCAAAAGAAGCCTACGACAGTGGTGGCCTCTGTATCTCGTTCTACGAGTGCAGGAAAAATTAAGCTAACGCAAACGCAAGTAGCGCTGGCGAAAAAATTTGGTTTAACCCCGCAGCAATATGCTGCACAAGTAGCGAAACTGGAGAACTAAGATGGCTGAAACAATTGACCGTAAAAATCGTGATCTGACGACACGCGAAAAATCTGCTCGTGCTGTATACGTACCGCCGACAAACTTGCCTGATCCAACGCCTGAACCGGGCTATGTGTATCGCTGGGTAGCGACTCACGTGCTGGGACAGTCGGAAGTGACCAATGTGTCGCGCAGAATGCGTGAAGGTTGGGAGCCGGTGAAGGCAGAAGACCATCCGGAATTGATGATGATGGGTAATGAGAAGACTGGGAACGTGGAAATTGGTGGCCTCATGCTTTGCAAGATGTCCGCCGAGAAAGCCAAAGCCCGCGACGCTTATTACGATACTCAGGCTCAAAACCAGATGGACTCAGTTGACAATAGCTTCATGCGACAAAACGATCCGCGCATGCCGTTGTTCTCAGACCGCAAGTCAAGTTCAACGCGTGGTGGATTTGGTTCTGGTTCTAAATAAACTTAGGAGTCCTTAAATGGCATCTACACTGACCCCTTACGGCTTCCGCGCCGTAAACGAGTTGGGTGGCCTACCTTATGCTGGTAGCACTCGACAATTCCTGATTGACCCTGCAGGTTACAACACGAACATTTTCAATGGTTCGATCGTTCGTATCAATGCAAACGGTTACATCAACATCGTTCTCACCACTGGTGCTGACGATTCCGCCAATGTGTTCCCCGCAGGTACGATCGGCATTTTTGTCGGTTGCACTTACACGAACGCACAAGGTCAAATCATTTACTCTCAGTACTACCCTGCCAACACAGCTTCTGTGAACGGCTCGTCTATTACTGCGTACGTGATTGACGACGATCGCGCTGTGTTCCAAGTTCAAGCTAACGGTTCTATTAGCCAAGCTGAACTGGGTCAAAACGTGTTCTTGTCTGCTGTTCAAAGCACCAGCACAGGTTCTACAACCACAGGCAATTCAACAACTTCCGTGTCTGCGACTTCACAAACAGCAACTGCGGCCTTCCGCATTGTTGGTTTCCCACAAACAGTGAACAACGCAGTTGGTGATGACTACACTGAGATCTTGGTGAAGTTCAACCCCGGCTATCATTCTTACAGCAACGCTGTTGGTATCTAAGGAGTAACTAACCATGGCAATTTCACGCGCACAACTACTTAAAGAGTTGCTCCCCGGCTTGAACGCTTTGTTCGGCATGGAATACGCTCGCTACGGCGAAGAGCACAAAGAGATCTACGAAACAGAGAAATCTGAGCGTAGCTTCGAAGAAGAGACAAAGCTGGCTGGCTTTGGTTCTGCTCCCGTCAAGAACGAGGGTTCTGCCATTGCTTATGACAATGCGCAAGAAGCTTTCACAGCACGTTACAACCACGAGACTATCGCTCTCGGCTTCTCCATCACTGAAGAAGCTGTGGAAGATAACTTGTACGACAGCTTGTCTGCTCGTTACACCAAGTCTTTGGCCCGTGCTATGGCTTACACCAAGCAAGTTAAAGCTGCTTCCGTTATCAACAACGGCTTCAGCGGTTCATACTTGGGTGGTGACGGCGTTTCTTTGTTCGGCGTTAACTCCTCTAGCGCTCGCGTTGGTCACCCACTCGTTAACGGTGGTGTGAACTACAACAGCCCAACTACTGCTGTTGACTTGAACGAAACTTCATTGGAAAACGCCGTGATTCAAATCGCAGCGTGGACAGATGAACGCGGTCTGTTGATCGCCGCCAAGCCCCGCAAGATGGTCATTCCTCCATCACTGATGTTCGTTGCTAAGCGTTTGCTTGACACCGAATTGCGTGTTGGCACAAATGACAACGACATTAACGCGTTGAAACAGATGGGCGCAATCCCTGAAGGTTACACTGTTAACCACTTCTTGACCGATACAAACGGCTGGTATTTGATTACCGACGTGCCTAACGGTATGAAGCACTTCGAGCGTATCGCCTTGCAAAATTCCATGGACGGGGATTTTGACACTGGCAACGTTCGTTACAAAGCACGTGAGCGTTACAGCTTCGGCTGGAGCGATCCGCTTGGTATGTGGGGCAGCGCCGGAGCTTAATTTCGGTAAAACCTACAAGGGGGCTTCGGCCCCCTTTTCTTTTGTGGTACAATTGCCTGTATCGTAAAAAGGAGAAAGCAATGGATACGTCAAAGATGCCCACAACGCGGGAAGAAGCAAAGAAAACCGGCAGTAAGTATTACTTCACTGGACAGCCGTGCAAACACGGGCATGTAGCCCCCCGCAAGACCAAAGGCTCGTGCACAGAATGTTTGAAAGTTGAGTGGGCAAAAGGCAACGTAGAACGCGCAGAGTATTTCCGTGAATACAACCAATCAGACGCAGGACGGCAAGCCAAACAAGAGTACTACGCCAGAAACAAAGAAACCGTAATTGCCCGCGCACAAGGGCGTTCTGATACAGAAAAAAATCAGTACAAGAAAAACTATAAACAAGCCAACCCCGATCGCTACCGAGAATTGGTAAGCCTTCGCCGTCGTCGTTTTCGCTTGGCTACACCAAAGTGGTTGACTGATGCGCAGAAGATGGAGATCCGGCTGAAGTACCGGTTGGCTATTGAACTCAGTAGAGCTACAGGCGTTCGACATGCCGTGGATCACGAGATACCACTGCGCTCTCACGAAGTGTGCGGCCTGCATGTGCCATGGAACCTGCGCGTTATCACACAAGAAGAAAATTTGAAGAAGTCCAACAAACTTGTTGCACACTCAGAAACGCCGTGATATAAACACACTATCCCGGGGTTCCCGGTGCATCAAATTGACCCGGCAAACGACATACCGATTGATGCGCTGATCTTGTATGTAAGGACAATTTATCATGGCTTTATCAACCACACAAAGTATCTGGCGTTCTGGCGGCGGCGATCAAACTCGCACCGCTTACTGTGGCTCCGGCGTTATGGCTGCTCAGTTCTACATTGCTGACGCAAGCCCCGCCACTGCTGGCACAAACGTTGCCGTATCTTCTGCTACTGGCGCTCCTGCCCTCATTCTTCCTGCTGGTGCAGTGATTTTGTCTATCAGCGTAAACGATGCTGGCGCAGGCACTTGCGACATTGGCGCAACAGGTTACACATCTGGCACAGCCGATAACAACTTCTTTGCTTCTGCATTGGATGTTTCTGCTGTTGGCACTACTAGTGTCGGTGCTGTTGTAACTGGCGCAGCTTTGACCGAAATGTCTTATGTCACAGTGACCGACAACACAAGCGCTTCAGGCACTGTTGCAGGCTACATCACTTATTTCGTTGTCGATCCTTTGGTTGGTCAACAAAACGTCTAATTGATCTTGGGGGCTACGGCCCCCTGTTTTAAAGGAGATTGATTATGACGATGCAATATGATGTCCTAGCGGCGCATGCAAACGTAACAGGGCAAATGGTTGCTTACCGCACCCGCGTTAAGGGTTTGTCGGTAACAGGCAGCGGCTCCGCTGGGTATTTCTACCTGTGGGACGCTACGTCTGCTCCTAATGCGGCTACGTACGCAAGAGATTCCGCAGGACTCATCACAGTCACGCAAGCAGGCCACGGCCTTACAAACGGTCAAGAAGTTGGCTTAGTGTTTGGTGCTGGCACAGGTGGTCAAGCGACAACTGGTAACTACTACGTCACAGTTTTGACTAGTAGCACCTATACAGTTCAAGACTTGAATGCGGGCGCAATTACTGCGGGAGCTTCTGCTTTGCAGGGTACTCGTTGGCTGATGTCTCTTGACATGGGTGCAAACCAATCTGTGGGTTTTCCGATTCCCGGTGAAGGTGTGTTGGCTAAGTACGGCATGTACGCCACCATCAGCAACCTGTCTGGCTTAACGGTGTTTTATGGCTAAGTCACCAGCATGGACTCGCAAAGAGGGAAAGAATCCCAAGGGCGGCTTGAACGCCAAGGGACGGGCCTCGTACAACAAGGCAAACCCCGGCAAGCCGGGCCTGAAGGCTCCCCAGCCCGAGGGCGGCAAACGCCGCGACTCTTTTTGCGCCCGTATGGAAGGCATGAAGAAAAAGCTGACAAGCGAGAAGACGGCCAAAGACCCGAACTCCCGCATAAACAAGAGCCTTCGGGCTTGGAACTGCTGATATGACCGACGTAACATTGACAGACCGCGAAGAAGCTATTGCCCGTAAAGCGGCAAAGATGGCCATCGAAGAGATGTCAGGCGAGTTCTACAAAAAGGTTGGTAAGACCGTTGTAGAGAAGGCGCTGATTTGGATTGGCATGTTGTTTGTTGGTTTTGTGATCGGCAAAGGCTGGATCGTTAAGGTGTAATAATGGCCCTCCCGTTAACAGGAATACTCAGCTTAGTGGACTACATTCAGCAGTTGCGGGATATGCGCAACACTGCAAATAGTTACACTGAAGCAGACGACGCCAAGCGTATTGCGGAGATGCAGGCCAGTATGAACACGCCTGAATACATGCGCCGGTTTGAGAACAACCTGCGAGACATGGAATACGGCACAATTGAGCCTATTGTTCCTTGGTATGTTGGCCCTCAGACGGAAGACAGCGAACGGTTCAAACTTGGGGAGACAATGCTCCCAAGAAGACTTGATGCCTTACCTGTAGAAAGCACATTCACTCCGGAGCAGCTTGACGCGATACGCCAGTCTATGTATGGCAATGCGCCTGAAGTGGGCCCTCAACGAGAAGAACCTTTTGTTATGCCCGGTCCCGGTGGCGGTTACATGCCACGAGGCAACGAAAAGAGCGCGTTTGATGCATCGCTTGAAGACATAGAGCAATATCTGCGTGGTGGCATTGTCGGGCGTAGGAGGGCATAATGCCTAGCGTAAGCAAAAAACAACACAATTTCATGGCTGCGATTGCGAATTCGCCATCGTTTGCTAAGAAAGTAGGAGTCCCACAGTCCGTGGGAAAAGAGTTTACAACTGCGGACAAGGGCCGCAAATTTTCTAAAGGTGGAACTACCATGGCTACAAAAAACAACGGCATTACCAAAGCAAAAATGGGCACAGTGCGTACAGCGGCTCCTAGCCGTGACGGTGTTGCTTCTAAAGGCAAAACCAAGGGCACTATGGTCAGCATGTCTGGTGGCAAAGTGCTCGGCACTAAAGTTGGCGCAACCAACGGCATGAAAAAAGGCGGCATGGCTTACGGCGGAAGCTGCAAGTAACATGATGGCCAGCCGCGGTATGGGGGCTATGGCCCCCAGTAAAATGCCAAAGGGCAAGACGATCAAACGCAAGGATGATCCGAACAAAGTTGAGATGTACGCCGATGGCGGAAAAGTCAACGCCGCAGGCAATTACACCAAGCCCAGTCTTCGTAAGAAGATTGTGTCTCAGGTAAAAGCCGCAGCTACTCATGGCACTGGCGCAGGTCAGTGGTCAGCCCGTAAAGCACAACTTGTTGCCAAGAAGTACAAGGCGGCAGGTGGGGGCTACCGAGATTGAAAGCGCCACAAAAGTCCTTGAAGGATTGGGGCGACCAGAAATGGAGAACCAAGAGTGGTAAACCGTCTAGTAAAACTGGCGAGCGATACCTTCCAGAAGCTGCGATTAAATCTCTCAGCCCTGCGGAATACGCTGCGACTACCAGAGCGAAAAGAGCCGGCAAAAAAGCCGGAAAGCAATTCGTAGCGCAACCAAAGACTATTGCAAAGAAAACGGCAGGATTTAGATGACTACTTCAGGACTCACCTCGTTTAACCTCGACCTCAACGACATGGTCGAGGAGGCTTTTGAGCGGGCGGGTTCTGAGCTTCGCACGGGCTACGACTTGCGCACAGCGCGTCGTTCTCTTAACTTGCTCTTTGCTGACTGGGCAAACCGTGGCGTGAACATGTGGACATTCGAGCAGAACACCATCACGCTGGTGACTGGACAGCCGACATACGCGCTACCGGACGACACTGTTGACTTGCTTGACCATGTCATTCGCACAAACGCCAACGTAGCCACAAATCAGGCCGACCTGACGATTACGCGCATCAGCATGCCCACGTATGCCACCATCCCAAATAAACTCACCCAAGGCCGTCCTATTCAAGTTTGGATCCAGCGTTTAAGCGGCAACTCCAATTTGCTGACGGGTACTGTGCAGGCTACGATCTCGGCCACGGCTACAACCATCCCAGTCACTTCGCTTGTGGGCATCCCCACAGCAGGTTTCATTCAGATTGGCTCTGAGTTGATTGGCTACAACGAGACTTCTCCTGCCAGTGGCGCTACGCCTGCATACCTTTACAACTGCACACGCGGACAGGACGGCACGACTGCTGCATCCCACACTACTGGCGCAGCGATGAGCTTGGTGCAAAAGAACAGTATCACTGTGTGGCCAACACCTAACCCCGGACAGACTTACCAGTTTGTCTACTGGCGCATGCGCCGTATCCAAGATGCTGGTGGCGGCACCAAGACCATGGATGTACCATTCCGTTTTGTGCCCTGCTTGGCCGCTGGCTTGGCTTACTATATTGCGCTGAAAGTCCCCGAGGGCTTGCAGCGTTTGGACGTGCTGAAACAACAGTACGACGAGGCTTGGGAACGCGCCGCAGGCGAAGACCAAGAGAAGGCAGCCGTGAGGTTTGTGCCCCGTCAGATGTTCATTGGAAGCGGTACGTAAATGGGAAACCGTTTTGCGTCAGGCAAGAATGCGATCTCGGAGTGTGATCGCTGCGGCTTTCAATTTAAGCTGACTGAACTGCGCAAAGAAATTATCAAAACCAAGAACTACAATCTCTTGGTCTGTAAAACATGTTGGGATCCCGATCAGCCGCAGTTGCAGTTGGGTATGTACCCTGTGGATGATCCACAAGGCTTGCGCGATCCTCGTCCTGACACGACGTACTACCAAGGCGGTACAACTGGTTTGCAGATTTCGCAGACAGGCAGTACTTCTGTTGATGCGGTTGGTTTTCCGTCCGGTGGTAGTCGAGTCTATCAGTGGGGTTGGAACCCTGTTGGTGGAGCAAGTAATTTTGATGCTGCTTTGACGTTAAATTACTTGGTAGTTAACGTAGAAGTTGGTACAGTAACGATTGAAACGACATAAGGAGTCGAACATGGACAAGAAAGATTTAGCGCAAGACAAGAAGATGATTGCATCTGCCGTGCACAAGCACGAGAAGTCTATGCACCCCGGTAAGCCCATGACCAAAATGGCCAAGGGCGGTGTTACAAGCAAGTCTATGCTGCAGATGGGCCGTAATATGGCACGTGTTGCAAACCAACGTTCTTCAGGTCGCGGAGGCTAACATGGCAACATATCGCACACCCAAGTACTCACCCATGCAACCTGCTGGCGTGAGCGACAACAAGAAGCACATGCGCGAGGCTAATGTCTCTGTGGCCAACACCCACAGCAATGACTACCCCGGCGTTAAGACTTCCGGCATCAAGATTCGCGGCACAGGTGCTGCGACTAAAGGTGTGATGGCACGCGGCCCGATGGCTTGAGGTTTACATGAATTACACTGCACTCAGCAACGCTATTCAGGCGTACACGGAGAACACGGAAGCAGATTTCGTGGCTAATATTCCTGTGTTCGTTACGCAGGCTGAGCAGCGTATCTACAACTCAGTTCAGTTTCCTTCCATTCGTAAGAATGTGTATGGGCAGGTTACCGCAGGTAACAACTACCTTCAGTGCCCCACAGATTTTTTGGCGGTCTACTCAATTGCCATTATTACGGGTGTCACGGGCGGTGACCTGAACACAGGTACGTACGAGTACCTGCTGAACAAAGATGTGAACTTTATCCGCCAAGCGTACCCCACACCGGATGACACAGGCTTGCCTCGGTACTACGCCTTGTTTGGCCCCCGTTCAGACAATGCAGACGAGTTGACGTTCATCCTTGGCCCTACGCCTGATTCAGCTTACTACACTGAACTGCACTACTATTTCTACCCTGAGTCAATCACGGTGGCAGCAGACGGACGTACATGGCTCGGTGATAACTTTGATTCTGTGCTGTTGTATGGCTCTTTGGTTGAGGCTTACACCTATATGAAGGGTGAGCAGGACATGATGGCGCTGTACAACCAGAAGTTCATGGAAGCATTAGCATTGGCCAAGCGTCTGGGCGATGGTATGGAGCGTCAAGATGCTTATCGCTCTGGGCAGTTCCGTCAGAAAGTAACTTGATATGGCACTGACACAAGGCGCAACAAACACATTCAAAGTCGGTCTGGCGTCAGGCGACTTTGCGTTTGACTCGGTGCTGGACACCTCCTACAAGATTGCGCTGTACACAGGCAATGCCAACCTCGGCCCTGATACCACGGCGTACACAACTACAGGCGAAGCCTCTGGCGGTAGCTATACGGCTGGCGGTGCGACACTGACCATTACGCAAGTACCTACGCTGGGCAACCAAACGGGATCGACTGCTGCGGCCTATTGGTCGTTTGCTAACGTGTCTTGGACAGGCGCAATCACTGCCCGTGGTGCTTTGATTTACAAAGACTTAGGCGGTGGCAGCACTGCTTCGGTTTGTGTTTTGGACTTTGGCTCAGACAAAACGTCGGTCAATACTTTCGTTGTGCAGTTCCCAACATCTGCATATAACACCGCGATTCTTCGCATTGCATAAGGAGTCACTATGACTATTGAGAAAACAAAAGCCACTGACGTTGTTTCTAGTGGTCTGACTTGTGGCACCAAAACAGGTGAAACTGCACAAGCTACTGGCGTGTACCACGTTGAGTGCCGTGACAAAGACGGCAACTTGAAGTGGACTGCTGAGTCTAAGAACTTGGTAGTGAACGCTGGTTTGGCTTACATGGCCGGTACTGCCCTGACTTCCGTGGCACAGATCACGACTTGGTATGTGGGTCTGTATGGCGCAGCAGCGTCTAACACGCCTGCGGCTGGCGACACCATGTCTTCTCACGCTGGTTGGACTGAAGTTACTGATTACAGCAACTCCACCCGTGTGTCTGCTACTTTTGTGACTGCAACGACGGCTAACCCCTCTGTTGTGACAAACGCGGCTTCTCCTGCCATTTTCAACATCAACGGTACAACAACTGTTGGCGGCGCGTTCTTGACAAGCGGCAGCGCTAAGAGTGGTACAACTGGCACACTGTTCTCGGCAGCAGACTTTGGCTCTCCCGGCGACCGCTCTGTGGTTAACGGCGATACTTTGTCTGTGACATACACATTCAGCTTGGCGGCTTGATATGGCCGGTTGGGGCTCTGGTGCATGGGGTGCGTCTAGCTGGGGTGGCTCAGCTTATGACAGCACGATTGACGAGACCTCAACAGCCGCTGACGTTGTAGTAGCGTTAGCAAGCGTAGGGGCCGCAGTCAGTGAAACAGCGACGGGCTCCGATGCAACAGCGTCGATTGTTTTAATTTACGCTGCGGTTACTGAAAGCGGGACTGGTTCGGACAGTGTTACGGCAGGCTTCGGTGCAGGGGCTACGGTTACAGAGACAAGTACTGGCAGTGACGCGATCACGTCTACGCCTACGTATCCTGCCACGGTAGCAGAGACGGCCACTGGAGCCGACGCAGTAACTAGCACGCCTACATACGCGGCAGCGGTAGATGAAACAGCAACGGTGTCTGACGCTACGGGATCAAGCTACGCGTTCTTTGGAACCATTGAAGAGTCAGCGTCCGGTTCAGACTCAGTAAGCGCAGCACTCTCGATTGGGGCTACAGTTACTGAAAGTGCAACAGGCTCGGAAACGGTTACGACCAAGACAAGCTTTAATGCGACAGTAGCGGAAAGTGCGGTAAGCACAGAGACTTTAGCAGCAGCGGCGTCTTTTGTTTCGTCAATCACAGAACTGGCAACGGGTACCGACACAGTAAACGGACGACCATTCTGGGAAGTAATTGATGACACGCAGACCGCAAACTGGCAGAATATCGGCAACACCCAAACGGCAGGTTGGACTGCTGTTGCAACGACTTAGGAGCATTAAATGACAACAGGCGCAACGGGCCAACTAGGACTGGCTCTCCCAGTACAGGGTGAGCTTTCCGGCACATGGGGCGATACCGTTAATAATGGTATTACGCAGTACACCAACATTGCTATTGCAGGCACATTGACGCTGACAGGTGATGGCGCGGTAACTCTTGAGAATACAACTGGCGACGCTAGTGCGACCAATATCACATCCAGTCTTTCTGGCGCGGGTACTGTTACTGCTCAGTTTGCGGCTGTCCGCATTTCTGGCACAACTACTGCAAAAACTGTAACGTTTGGTTCAGCAGGTTCTGCGCCTTACAGCAAGACGTATGTCGTGGACAATGCGTCTTCTTATGCCGTAACGTTCAAAGCCTACGGACAAACAGGCGTTTCTATTGTTGCGGGTGAGAAGTGTACGGTTTATTACAACGGCACAGACATCGTCAAAATAGCTACCAGCACCGCTGACGGCGTTACCACAATCAGCTTTGGCTCAACGGGTTTGACTCCTGCTACCGACACGTCTGGCGCTGTAACTGTTGCAGGTACGTTGGCAGTGCTTAATGGCGGCACAGGAGTTACGACTTCTACGGGTTCTGGAAATGTGGTGTTGTCCACTTCGCCAACACTTGTCACACCAATTTTGGGCACACCTCAATCAGCCACACTGACTAATGCAACAGGTCTGCCTATTTCTACAGGCGTGTCTGGTTTAGGCACAAACGTGGCGACTTTTTTGGCAACACCTTCAAGTGCTAATTTAGCTGCAGCAGTTACGGACGAGACCGGCACAGGCGCGCTAGTGTTTGCCAACACTCCGACATTAGTCTCTCCTATTTTGGGAACCCCCACATCTGGTACTTTGACTAATGCTACAGGACTCCCACTTTCTACGGGTGTTACAGGCACGTTGGCAGTTGCTAATGGCGGTACAGGCGCAACCTCTTTAACAGCCAACAACGTTATTTTGGGTAACGGCACTTCTGCTGTTCAGGTAGTAGCCCCCGGTACTGAGGGCAACGTCTTAACATCAGTTAGTGGAACTTGGGCATCTGCTGTTTTACCCGCCGGTGGTTTGACGTATGTTGTAAAGACTTCGAACTACACCACGCAAGACAAAGAGGGTGTTCTTGCTGACACCACTGCGGGTGCTTTTACAGTCACTTTGCCAGCCAGCCCTTCTACTGGAGCGCAAGTTGTTGTTGCTGACTCCGCAGGTACATGGGGCACAAACAACCTCACAGTTGGTCGTAACGGTTCTACGATTGCAGGTTCTGCATCTGATTTGGTGTGCGACATTTCTGGTGTTGCTGTGCAGTTGGTGTACAACGGCACGACATGGGATGTGTATGCGCAAGTTGGCGGTAACGGCGGCACAGCAGTTACTGAGACAGGTACTCAGACGCTTACCAACAAGACTATCAGTGCGGACTCCAACACATTGTCAGGCATTGCAGCTTCAAGCTTTGTCGTGTCAAACGCCTCTGGTTATATTGATGGTTCTGCCGCTCAGAAGGTGATTCCTTCTGGCGTAGTGGTGGGTACTACGGACTCCCAGACGCTGACCAATAAGACAATTGAAGCTGGCACGTTCACCAATGGCTACACTGAAGAAAGTGTAACTGCTAACACCTCAACTGCGTACACCATTGATTTGGCCAACGGCACGTTGCAGATTTTGACGTTAACAGGTAACTGCACGTATACGTTTCCAACAGCAACAGTTGGCAAGTCTTTTACTTTGCTGCAACTGCAAGATGCAACAGGATCACGCACAGTGACATGGCCAGCATCGGTTAAATGGCCAAGTGGCACAGCGCCTACGATCACAAGCACAGCAAGCAAGGGTGATAAGTTTGTATTTACCGGTGACGGTACGTACTGGTGGGGATCAGTGGCTGGCCAGAACTACCTGTGAGGTGATTGATGTTTAGCTCAAACGCAACACAAGTATCTGCGGTTACGCAAGCAGAAGCCGTCGACTTTGATGGCACGAATGACTATCTGTCGCGTTCGACGGATTTGACTGGTAGTGCAGACAGTAAGACATTTACATTTTCTTGCTGGATTTGGCAGGACGATTGGAGCAATTCACTGCAAATTTATGTGCAGACCAACACAAGCGGCCTGACCACGCCATTTGTCATTTTCTCTATTTCAAGCGGAAGTTTTAACGTATCTGCTTACAACTCCGCAGGGACGGAGGTTTTGAACGCCTCAGTTGCATCAGTGGCAAATGCGGCACGAACCTTTACGCACGTTTTAGTTTCAGTTGATTTGGCAAACACATCAAATAGGTCGATTTACATCAACGACGTGGCTCAATCGGTTACTTGGACAACATACACAAACTCCGCAATTGATTTCACGCAACTATATCGTGGCATCGGAGCACGCCCTGACGGTACTGTTAAGAACAAGACGCGCCTCTCCAACGTCTTTCTTGACTACACATACCGCGACCTAAGCGTCACAGCTAACCGTCGCAAATTCATCACAGCAGACCTAAAGCCAGCCGCTGGGCAAGCCGCACTCAATCCGATTCTGTACTTGCCGATGAGCGACCCGACTACGGTTGGGACTAACGCTGGCACAGGTGGCGACTTCACGCTGACTGGAACTATTGCACGCTCTGGTCGTGGGCCTAATCAGTACAACGCGCCGTACAGTGATTTGGATGGGACTGCGGATTATTTGAGTAGGACGACTGCGCCAACAGGGATTGCGGACGGTAAGCAAGGAACTTTTGCTTGCACCTTTAATGTTGATGCAACATCCCTTTATGTAATCACAAGTTTTTCAAGCTCAACAAGTTTGAAATTTGTTGTAAAAGTTGGTAGCGGCGAGATAACGGTTGAAGGCTATGACTCCGCTGGGAGTCAAGTTTTTGCTCTTAGCCAAAACGCACAAATTAAAGCAAACAGAAACTATGTACTCGTTTTGTCTTTTGATACATCTGATTCAAACAAATATCATCTTTATGTAAATGGTGTTCAAAGCACAACGTATTTCACAGTATATGCCGCAACAAATATTGACTACGCAATAACGACAACTCCACGTTATTACATTGGTGCATCTGCAACGCCAAGCTCTTTCTTCAACGGTCGTCTCGGTGCACTCTGGTTCAACACCAGCTACATCGACCTGTCTGTAGCGTCCAACCTTGCCAAGTTTGTTTCTGGTACAGGCATTGATGCCAAGCCCGTTGACTTAGGCGCGACTGGTGAACTGCCTACTGGCACATCACCGCTGATTTACTTGCCCATGTACGGCAACAATGCTGGTAAGAACTACGGCACAGGTGGCGACTTCACGGTCAACTCTGGCCCGTACACAGGTGCGCGTGGGCCTAATGAGTTTTGGAGTGGCTCAGGGTTGTTTAACAATCCAACGCAAGCAGAGGGTATCTCACTTGAGCTAAACAATTCCCCAGACGTTACGGGCATTACAAAAACAACCTTTGCTGTGTGTTTCAAACGTCGTGACGTAGATGTGACCGATAACTCTGTTATCTTCAACACCACTTCTTCAACCAACAATAACTTTCACTTTTCGGTTTACTTTACAGACACCGAGGTACTTAAAGTTGGTTGGAACGGCCACACCGTAGCAACGTCATCGACGATCACAGACACTAACTGGCATACGCTGCTGGTTTCTGTAGATTCAACAGCAACAGTCGCTCGGGTTTATCTTGACGGTGTGTCTCTAACTTCAACAATCACACTCAATCGCACTTACACGCAGGCCTTTACGTATGTAGGACGAGCGGTAGGCGTGACAGTAGACCAGTGTTTTGATGGCAACATCGGGTTTGTCTATCAAGCGCACGACTACATTGACATCTCTCAAGAAGCCAACCGCTTAAAGTTTTTTGATGCGTTTGGCTATCCAGTTGACCTATCCGCACAAGTAACTGCTGGCGCGATTCCAGCGCCATACATTTACCTACTGTTTCCAGAAAGCAATCTTGGAACAAACAACGGCACTGCTGGCAATTTTACAAACAACAGCGTAACGGCAAGTGCGCTGGTCAAGGCATAAGGAGTATTTAATGTACGCACTCATTGAAAACGGCGAGATCACTCGCTACAACATAACCCTGCCAACAACTGTTGGAAGCACTAGCATTCCTCATGGAGCAACAGGATTGGAGGCATTTGGTCTTTATCCTGTAGTTGGTAGTGAGCCAAGCCATACAGATCGTGAACGAATAGCTGGTCCTAACTATGTTTTTGATGGCACTCAAGTAAATCGTGTGTTTACTGTTGAGGCTATTCCTGATGAAGAAAAAGCAGGTCAAGTTCGTGCTGATAGAAATGTAAAATTAACAGCAAGCGACTGGACTCAAGTAGCTGATGCACCTGTTGACAAACAAGCATGGGCAACATATCGCCAGGCTTTGCGTGATGTAACCACTCAATCTGGATTCCCTTGGACTGTTACTTGGCCTGATGCACCATGAGTGATGTAAGCCATGAGCAAATATACGAAAGACTTATTGCTGTTGAAAGCAAGGTTGATCGTATTGACAACAACACAAAAGGTCTTGTAGAAGCCATTGATGCTGCCCAAGGAGCTATTAAAGTTCTTGGGTGGATTGCTTCTATTGCTCAACCAATTCTATGGATTGGTGGCGTTATTGTTGCCGCAGGTGCTGTGTGGCAGACATGGATTAAGAAGTAATGGCTAATCAGAAATTAGAAGTA